TTCCGATCTGCTATGTGCCCACTTTGTAAGACAGACAGCCTGGAGAAAACCACAATAGGCGTTATCGGAGAGCGTAAGGTGCTTGTACGATGCTCAGCTTGTGGCTTCTCCTGGACTGAAACAACAAACGAGGTAAGAGGAAAGGATATAGTAACAATCAAGATTATCAGAAATGGAAACTAATGCAACGAAAAGAACAGATATATTTCTCATTGATCCGAGAAACATTGTCGTGGTAGAGAATTTCAATGTACGCAGAGATTTTGATCTGGAGGAGCTGAAAGAGCAAATCAAGTCAAAGGGCGTTCTGAATCCTGTAACCGTTATCCCATTCAAAGAGGATGGTGTGGAGCGTTACAAGCTGGTGGATGGAGAAAGGCGTTACAGGGCTACTATGCTGGCTATTGAGGAGGGCGCAAACATCCAGTACATTAAAGCTCTCAAAGCTCCGAAAGATGCAAGCCTGGAGGAACTGTATATAGAGCAGATGATGAGAAACGAGGGTAAGCGTTTCACTGAGTACGAATGTGCAATAATGTTTCGGAGGTTCAAGGAGGAGTTTGGCTATAGCCAGATAGATATTGCCGATAAGTTCAAGAAATCTCCTGCTTTTGTAAGCAAATGCCTCTCTCTGCTGGATCTCCCTCCATACATCCAGGAGAAGATTGTGAGAGGTGAGCTTTCTGTGAAAGCAGCAAAGGAGATAGCAGCGAACTATAACAGTGAGAGGGAACAGGTGAAGGCTGCAAAGACCGCTGTCAAAACCGCCCAGGATCAAGGCAGGGCAACCGCAACCAACAAGGAGGTTCTGAACTCTCTGAAAGATGCAAAGGAGGCAAAGGCTGTAGCTGAGGCTCTGAGAAAAGTATGGGCTTATATGGATGGTGGGGTTATGGTAGATGTGGATAAGCTGGCAACCATCCTGGAGCGTACAGAGAGCTTAAGCAAGGCGGTTAAGGAGTATAAGAAAGGAGGTGAGAAATGAAACGGTCTGAGTTTGAAATAGGAGAATTTCTTGTTACGGAAAGCGATAGTAAATCTCCTGGCAGGGTATTCATTCATAATGGATATATTACTGGTGATGGCTATGGTGTTGTGATAGGAGAAACAGAAGGTGGAATTATAGAAAGAGCCTCTGGATGGGGAAACTTCTGTAAGGGGTGCAAAGTGAGGAGAGCTACAGATAACGAGAAAGAGCACCTTATCCGTTGCATAATGAGTTCTGATAAAATTCATTTTTACTAACAGGCGTATGGGAGAAATTACTTGCACGTTATTAGTGAAACAAAAGTTCAAGATAAAGGCAAAACTACCCAGAAAACTCAAAAAAGAAATTATAAAAGTTTATGGCAGAGAGGCGTATAGAGATATAATAAACGCAATGAGTAGATTCTATAGCATTTTTGGATATGTAAAATTTAATATAAAGAGAAAATGAAAGTAGTATTTTTTGACCTGGAGACAACAGGCACTCTGGTAAACAAGCACGGCATTCACCAGTTGAGCGGAGAGATCATCATAGATGGTGTGGTGAAAGAGACATTTGACTTTAGAGTACAACCCAATCCCCAGGCTATGATTGAGCAGGAGGCTTTGGATGTAGCTGGAGTAACGAAAGAGCAGATCCTGGCATATCCTCCTATGAAAACGGTATTCAAGCAGTTTGTGGATATGCTCTCAAAGTATGTAGATCGCTACAACAAGCAGGATAAGTTTTTCCTGGCTGGCTACAATAACGCCCACTTTGACAACCAGTTCCTCAGAGCCTGGTTTATCCAGAATGGAGATAAGTATTTCGGATCCTGGTTCTGGAGCAACAGTATCGATGTAATGGTGCTGGCAACTCCTTTCCTGGCAGAGAAGCGTTCCCAGATGGAGAACTTCAAACAGGGCACTGTTGCAAAGGCTCTGGGTATTGAGGTGGATGATACGAAGCTCCACGATGCCCTGTATGACATTCAGATCTGCAAGGCGATATATGACATTGTTTCACCCTATAAATTGTAATAGATATGGAAAAGATTTCAAAAGAGAATGTTGAAAGACTGCAAAACGAACTGAAAGAGAAGCAGCAGAAAATGTTGGATGAGGCTAACCAGAAAATCACTGGTAAGGTGTTCTATCCTCCGTACTTTGAGAAGCGCAAGCAGCGACTTTCACCAAAAATCAAAGTTCTGCTCCAGGAATCAGCCAAGAATAAGTATGAGGCTGTTGATGATTACGGAGCGTACAGAACTGGTACATTCCTACACAGAGCATCTGTAGTAACCGTAAGCAGGGAGGATGGCTTGTGGAGCCTCCATATTATCAGTGAGCATCCTGTTACACTGCCAGACATTAAGGAGATCCGCTACAAGTTCTTGCCAGATGATGTGATGATGGCAATGCTTTTCAGCCCAAGAGAGGTAAGCAGGACAACGAGAGGCGTTATCCTTTACCAGATACCAAACGGAGCAACCGAGGAGGAATAATGTACTATATCGGAATTGATACAGGCGTAAACACAGGGATCGCTATTTGGGACAACCGAAAGCGATCTCTGCTCCTGGTTGATACCACAACCATCCATAAAGCTATGAAAGTCGTGGAGGAGTATAAGGAGATAGCGGAGAGTGAATCTACTAAGGTCGTAGTGAGGGTTGAGGATCCGAGACAGCGAACCTGGTTTGGAACGGAAAGGATGAGCAGGGAGGAGGAGCGCAAGAGGCTACAGGGCGTTGGCTCTGTCAAGCGTGATGCCTCTATCTGGGATGCCTTTCTGGAGGATCTGGAAGTTGAGTATGAAATGGTGGCTCCAAAGCGTAATGTTACCAAGCTGACACAGGAGCGTTTCAAGGCTATAACTGGATGGGAAAAGCGGACAAACGAGCACAGCAGGGATGCTGCTATGCTAATTTACGGATTCTGATGCTCTTTTTCGCCTAAAAGTGTGTTTGTCAAACACAAATTCACTATCTTTGCATAAGATATTAACCAAGTAAATAAAAAGATATGATTTGGATCGTACTATCTGTTTTAGTGGCACTTGCCTTTGTGGCATTCTGGCTTTGTGGTGGTCGTGAGTGTATTGGCGATCAGTTTAACAAGCTGTTCCCAGATGCGCCTTTCCAAAAGGGCGATAAGGCTTGCGTATTCCTTAATGGGAAATACAACCGTACCGCTACTATCTCTGGAGTGTCAGAGAACAGGCTGTTCCTCTATGACAATAAAGTGAGTTTACCTATTGACTACAGGGGAAAGTTCTATGCTGTTGGCGTGGATGTGAACGATGGCAGCAGACTGGTGTATGTAGGACATAGCAAACATTTCCGTTTTGTCCGTGTGGCAGAATTGATCCGTAAGGTGTTCAATGTGATGGATAACTTTGAGAATCTGGTGGTGGATGAATCAAGCCAGGCAGATACTGAGGAGAACCAGGAGACAACCGAGGAGGAAAACGACAATGAAATGTAGTGATCTGACATACAGAAGTCCGTCCGAGCTGACACTGCTTGCTGAAAATCCCAGGAAGATTTCTAAAAAGGATTTTGAGCGACTGGTAGAATCCATACGGATAAACGGCTTTTGGAAGCACCGCCCTCTGGCTCTTGTTGAGCGAGAGGGCAAGCTGGTTGTTTTATGTGGCAACCAGAGGCTAAAGGCTGCAAAGAAATTGAAGCTGGCAGAGGTGCCGACTGTTCTGTATTCAGAGCTTACTCCAGATGAGGAAAGGGATCTTGTCGCAAGGGACAATATCAACAATGGAGAGTGGAACTTTGGAGTTTTGCAAGTGGATGAATACTGGAAAGATGTTGATTTTGACTTTATGGGCTTGACTATTCCAGATGAGGAGGTAGAGAAGCCAAAGAAGAAAGGCAAGAAGCAGGAGGATGATCCAGAGGATCCAGATGATGATGGAGCCGAGGATACAGAAGATGATAGCAGCGAGGATGAGGAGGCAAATGAAAAGGAGGCTTTCTATCGCTCGATGTTCAAGGATGTTCTGTATGAGAGCGACAATATCTATGAGATTCCAAATCTTTTGCTTGATATGCAAGCTGGAAAGGTTGAGCTGCCTCTGTCTCCCTGGGGAGCTAACAGCCGATTGCGTAAGGATGTGGCTACATATCATTTCTATGTGGATGATTACAGGTTTGAAAAGCTCTGGAAAGATCCTATCAACCTACTCACAAGCGGATGCAAGGCTATTGTAGAGCCTAATTGTAGCTGCCACGATCAAACGCCTATCGCCTGGGGTATTCAGCTTATCTACAAAAAGAGGTGGCTTTCCAGGTATCTACAGGAATGCGGAATTAAGGTCTATGCGGACTTGAATGTATCTCACAAGTTTATTGAATACAACAAAATGGGGATTCCGAAAGGATATAATGCTTTCTTTACTCGTGGGCTGGACGGGTGGATGGAGAGCCTTAAGTCAGATCTCCAGGTAGCCCAGGAAATAAGCGGACTGGAAAAGCCGAATCTGGTTGTTTACGGAGGAGGCGCAGAGATCCAGGAGTTTTGCCGAAAGAAAGGGCTGCTATATCTAACAGATTTTATTAACGCAAAAAAGAAGTAAAGCAATATGGGACGAAATTCAAGCGGTACCAGGGGAGGCTTACAGCCTGGAGATAGCAACTACAAGGGCAAGATCACTGGAGTAGAATCTTTGGTGAAGATGAAAGATCCCCAGATGTACAAGGAAACAAAGGCTGCAATTTCACGTTTCCACTCTGTTCTGGGTGTTCGTGAGAAGAATATCAAGCTGGCTACTCTGAGTGCTGGCACACTGGGCGTACAGGTTTCCTCTGGTGGAAAGTCTGAGGCTATCTACCTCAATAAGTCCTATTTCAACAAGGGCAAAAAGGCTGTTGAGGCTTCAACCAGGAAAGGATATGAGAGCGGATGGCATACCAAGACAAACAAGCCTCTGGCTCATACAGTAACACACGAGCTGGCACACGCAACCTGGAACAGTTCTCTGTCTGGAGCTAACCACAAGGCAGCAGGAAAAGAGATCGCAAAGATGTACCAGTCCTGGAGAAAGGACAAAAAGAAGTTTGGCTATGGTGAATACTCCAAGACTAACATAGATGAGTTTTGGGCTGAGGCGACAACAAAGGCTGTTCACGGAAAAGCCGACAAATACACAAAAAAGGTCAAGGCGATCGTCAAAAAGTATAAACTATAAAGTAATTTTGTAAGACTTAATACAGGAAGTTATGGCAAAAATTGAATTAACCGCTGATGAGATTAAGGTAATCCAGCAGCAACTGAACGGAGAGATTGAGGTATGGAACGCTACTGATGAGCAGCAGAAGCACCTCACAAGTGTTATACACAAAGCTGAGGCTCTGGAGGAGGAGCTTGACTACAGCGAGGAATATACTGATATGATTGCCTGGTTCTGGGGTAAGTACCAGGAGCAGGAGAAAGCCAACGAGTAATTCACCAAGTTAAGGGAATCGGGTGCCTTTTGGAACGCCCGATTTTCCTTACCTTATATGTGTGTTTGTTAAACACGTAAATCAACGAAAAATCAACTGATGGGCTTTGAAATAGGAAATAAGATAGGTAACAGGTTTACCAGTACAAACCAACCAGCAAACGCTGGTAGGAAGCCCTCTGTATATAAGTATATCAAAACAATCACAGGTAAAAAGGTGGCTGCTGAAATGAGCAAGGAGGATTATCTGAAAGTGATCCGCTTTCTGATGGAGAGCACACCAGAAGAGTTAGAGCCGTTGGTAAAGTCTGCTGATAACAAGCCAAACAAGAAAACCCCTATCTGGGTTCTCAATGTGGTTTCCGCTATCAATACAGATATTCGGTATGGTCGTACCTCTACAGTTGAAATGTTATTTGATCGTGTGTTTGGTAAGGCAACGCAACCGATAGAAAGCGATGTTCAATTAACCAACAACAGCGTGGATCTGTCTGCTCTGACAACTGAGGAGCTGTTACAGTACAATGCCTTGCTGGAGAAAATAAAGTCTGGCAATGGCACGAAGTAAGGTTACAGATGTGCCGATGGCACTTGCAGTCAAGATGGAGCTGTTCAAGCGTGGGTGCTTTGACTTTATAACCGTCTCCGATGGAAAGAAGCACGAGAAGCAGGAACAGGCTCTACAGATCTTGACAGATGAGGAGCACGCTGAATTTTTGTACGGAGGTGCTGCTGGTGGTGCTAAATCCTGGACTGGTGCTGCCTGGCTGCTTTTTATGTGTCTCTGCTATGCTGGCTCCAAATGGTTCATAGGTAGAGCTGAGCTTAAGCGTATCACTCAATCAACTCTGATTACATTCTACAAGGTGTGTCGGAGGTATGGTGTTGATGATACGCTTTACAAGTATAATGGGCAATACAACTACATTGAGTTTTTCAATGGATCCAGGATAGACTTGCTGGATCTCCAGTACAAGCCTGGGGATCCTCTATATGAGCGTTACGGCTCCATTGAGTACACTGGTGGCTGGATTGAGGAGGGTGGAGAGGTGAACTTTGGTGCCTATGATACCCTCAAAACTCGTATAGGTAGGCACCTTAACGCAGTGCTGGGCTTGAAGCGTAAGCTGTTTATCACCTGTAACCCCAAAAAGAACTGGATGTATGATACATTCTACAAACCATCTTTCAAGGGGGATCTGCCAGCGTATATGTTCTACCTGGCTTGCCTGGTACAGGAGAATCCGTTTATAGATCCAGACTACATAGAGGGATTGCGTACCACAAAGGATAAGGTAAAGTTTGAGAGACTTTTCAAGGGTAACTGGGAGTACGATGATAACCCCAACGCTCTCTGCTCACACGATACCATTTGTGAGATATTCGGCAATAAGCTGGCTATACGAACAGGCACGCACTATATCACTGGTGATATTGCACGATTCGGATCCGACTATGCCAGATTGGCTGTGTGGGATGGTTGGTTTATTGTGGATCTTGTTTGTTTCCCTGTCAGCAAGACAACGGATATTCAGACCTGGATAACTGCCAAACAGAAAAAGTACCGTATTCCCAGGCATAGGTGCATAGTGGATGAGGATGGTGTAGGCGGTGGCGTGGTAGATAATTGCGATATACAGGGCTTTGTGAACAACTCCACTCCTTTCAACGGAGAGAACTACCAGAATCTCCAGACACAATGCGGATATAAGCTGGCAGAGCACATTAACGCCTCTGAGGTGGGTGTGGATGAGGATCTGATAAGCCAGGCAGACAGGGAGGAGATTGTGAGGGAGCTGGAACAACTGCAAACCTGGAAAGCCGATTCTGACGGAAAGCTGAAACTGAAACCAAAGGAGCAAATCAAGGAGGATATAGGCTGCTCTCCAGACTGGAGGGATATGTTTTTGATGAGATCCTGGTTTGATTACAACGAGTACGATATTCCAGATGATATAGAGCGGAGATTAGGTATAACAGCATAAATAATTTGAACAATGGGACTGATAAACGTAATTACAAACGAGGTTAAGGCTGCTGTCGGTTATCAGCAGAGCTTTTCAGAGCTTCTGGCATCTAAGGATGTAACCAGGGCATTATCTATGATGAATAACCGAGCAGAGAAAGCAGCAGAGCACTTGCTGGAGTATGAAATCAGCAGCCATAAGATTATGGAGCGCAAGGATCGAGCTGTGTATGACAAAAAAGGCAACTTCTTACGCTGGAGCAAGAGAAACAAGTTGCCTATTCCCTGGCAAAAATACATTAACGAGATTGCGCTTGTGTTTCTCTATGGCAGACCTGTAAAGTGGTCGCAAGCAAGCGATGGAACGGATGATGCTTTCTCCAAGTATATAGACCTCTTAAGGACTACACGATTCAACGCCTGTGTAAGGGAGGCTAAGCGAGCTGCTGGAGCTGAGGGATGTTCTGCCATCCTCTACCATACCTACCAGGATAAGGATGGTAAGCCAAATCTGTTGCTGAATGTATTGAGCAGAGGCAACAACGATTATATCTACACTATCAAGGATCAGTACAAACGCCTAACGGCATTTGCCTGGGGGTACTACCTTACCGATGCTGGCAACAAGACTTCTTTTCACGTTGATATTTACACCGCTGATTCCATCTACAGGGCGAAGCGTGGAAATGTCGGCTGGGAGGTTCTTGTTATGCAGAATCCAGTTGGTAAAATACCTGTGTTGCTTTTCGAGCAGGATCCAGAGCACGCAGATGTACAGGCTCTGATTGAGAGGGATGAGAATATGGAGAGCACCGATGCGGATGTAAATGATAGATTTGCAAATCCAGCGATGGTTGCTTCTGCTGAGATCCTTAACTCTCTGCCTAAAGCTGAGGAGGAGGCTAAGCTGTTTATTTTGAAAAACGGAGGTAGTGTTAGCTACCTTACCTGGGATCAAGCCTCAGAGAGCAAAAAGAATGAGTTTGAGAGGCTGGAGAAACATATCCTTTCCAAGTCGTTCACGCCTAACATTGACTTTGACAATATGAAAAGCCTGGGCAACCTTTCTGCTAAGGCGATCAGAAAGGTTATGCTGTTGGCTGTTATCAAGGCAGAGAGACACAAGGAAAGCCACGATGGTTATATGAACAGGCACGTTTCCATTATGAAAGCCATAATGGGTAATGTGTTGGATTATGCACACAAGGCTGAGTATGATGCTCTGGAGGTAACGCACGAATTTCAAGAGCCGTTTGGCGATGATGTGAGTGAAACGCTTGCCGATATTTCAAAGCAGTTCAATGATGGTGCTATGAGCCGTGAAACCTACCTGGAACTCTCCTATCTGGTTAAGGATGCAAAGGCAGAACTTGAAAGGATCAAGCAGGAGGAGGCTGAGCGGATGGAGCAGCAAAAGGAACTTAATAGAATGGATGCGTTTGGGGAGGCTGACTAATGGCAAAGAAGATCATACAGAGACCAGCGTACACCTGTAAGGACTGCAAACACGCCACGGACTTCCATAGTAAAGCCCTGGATGGGCACTGGATCCTTTGCAAGTGCCCTTTCCACGAGTATAGCAAGTTCCTAACCAGAGACTATTGCGAACACTTCACAAAGCGTATTTAATGAATGGCAAAGAAAAAGTACATAGACTATAAGAAACAGCAGCAGGAGCTTTTCAAGAGAACGGAGGGCTATGCTGCTGAGGTTCGTGCTATTTACAACAAGGCACTGGGCGAAATCATTAACCTGGTAAAAGGTACTGAACTGGAGGAGGGAAAGCCTTTCTCCTTTTCTGAGTATGGGTATAGTGAGGATGTAACGCCTATCTTTAGGAATATGTACAGCCGTTCCTACCAGGCTATAAGGAGCGGAGTTGAAAAAGAGTGGATCCTGTCAAACGAGAATAACGATGAGCTTGTAAAGAGTGTATTTGGAGAGCACTCCATAGATGATAAGCACTTTGCCAGGCTGTTCCTCAGAAACAAGGAGGCTATGGATGCTTTCTTTGCCAGGAAAACAGGCGATGAGGGGCTGAATCTCTCTCAGAAAGTCTGGAAATACGCTGGTATGTACAAGGAGGAGCTGGAGAACACTCTGGATCTTGCCATTGGAGAGGGTACACCTGAAAACCAACTGGCAACAAAGATTAAGGGCTATCTGAATGATCCCGATAGATGGTACAGGCGTTTCCGTGTGAAGATCGGAGAAGATGAGGAGGGAAACCCTATCTATGGGCGTAAGTGGAAACGTCGGGTTTATGATTCCGAAACCAACTCTTACAAGTGGGTTGATGATAACCCCAAAAAGTACCACCCTGGTAGAGGCGTTTACCGATCATCATACAGGAACGCCCAGAGGCTTGCCAGGAGCGAGACCAACATAGCCTATAGGGCTGCTGATTTTGAACGCTGGGAAGAGCTGGATTTTGTCGTTGGCATAGAAATCAAGCTCAGCAACAACCACCCAGAGCCAGATATTTGCGATGATCTGAAAGGCGTATATCCAAAAACTTTCAAGTGGACTGGCTGGCACCCTAACTGTAGATGTTACTGTGTTCCTGTGTTGGCTCCCCAGGATGTACTGGATGAGATGCTGGATGAGATTCTGGACGGTGGAGATCCTGGAAGCATTGAAAGCCCAAACGAGGAAAAGGAATTACCTACCGATTTTCAGAACTGGATAAAGAAAAATGAGGATCGTATAGCCACGGCAACCGACAAAGGAACTTTGCCGTACTTCATTAAGGACAATAAAGCTGCTGTAGGGGAGATTTTGAACCCTCTAACGCCCGAACAGAAACATCATAAGGAGTTAATAGAGAAATACGGAGAAAGTGCCGTAAAAAGCCTGTATGATGCCTTTGAGGCTTTCAAGGATAAGATCTCTGCTGGTGATCTTGCTTACCAGATAAAGAAACTGAAATTTGAAGCTCAATGGGTGGCAGACAAAAACAAGTTTCCGACCTCTGGAGAAATGGCAAAAATGCTCCAGGCAGAGCTTGAAAAGGTACAGGCAAAGTACGATCATCAGTTAGCTGTTGAGGCAGCAAAGCCAATCCTGGCATACAAGAGCAAGAGCAAGCCGTTAAATGCTATCCTGGCAGAGTTGAGTGAAGCGGTGGGCAATGATGCGACTGCAAACGAGATCCAGGCTATCATTGACAGAGCGAAAGCTAAGATTCACGATATAGAAAAGGCACGACTGGCAAAGCTGGCAAAGTCCGCTGGTGGTGATGGTTCTACTATAGACCTGTTCGCCTCTGCTGAGGAGAAACTGGAGGTTGCGAGATTGCAAGATCTGTATGAAAAGGCTCTGGAGAAGTATGGATCCCAGTGGAACGACTATGTGAATGATGCTTATGTGAGGCTGGCAGACTACAAAAAGGAGCTATCTCTTAAGTATCTTGACAAACAGGGAAAGCTGGTTAAGCTGAATGGGGAAACTGAGGAACTGGCTGCTGAGGCTCTGGAGAAGTATGTGAACGCTCCAGAGAATACCCACGCAAGTACAATGGTTGGAGGCAGATTCCAGAAGTATAGCAGCGAAAGGCACAAGATCGAGGAGTACAGCAAGAAAACAGGCATATCAGAGGATGAGCTGGGTTTGGTGAATCGCTATACATACGGATCCAAGTGGTGCAATAATTACGGCTATGGCATAGTTGATACATACTTTGGAAAGGTTGAGGACTATGGAGGGTTGTGCCAGTTGTACTATCCAGCCCACAACGCAGCTCTGGAGAAGTTACCAAGATATAATGGCACCGTGTTCTCTGGAATCAGTTTTGATTCTATGCAACTGGATAAGTACATCCAGGAAATGAAGTCCTGTATGGCATCTGGCACGGAGTATGTGAACAAGGCTTTTATGTCCTCCACTACAAACATAGACCGTACAACCATATTCGGTGATAACCTTATGCTCGTTATCAAGAGTAAAAAGGGCGTGGATGTTAAGGCAATATCTCACTATCCAGGAGAGGATGAGGTGGTATTTAGAGCTGGATCCAAATTCAAGGTGCTCAATGTGTACCAGGAGACTACCAGGAAATACGGCTTTGGAAAGGGCTGGGTGGTTGAACTGGAGGAAATGTAGCAACGAAAGAAAGCGAAAGAATACAAAAACTCTTTCGCTTTCTTTCGTTTATCGCTTGCCTGTATTGAAAACCTCCTCCCAGTTGGTAGTGTCTCCGTATGGGTTCGGACTTTTACCAGGTAAATGATCTGTAATCAGCTCTGCTTTCCATTTGCTGTAGGCATCAGCAAGGCTTATGCTTGTGTCTGCTCGATCAAGGTATGAATAATGAAACTCTCTCTCATATTCCCAGAATGAAGCTGCCAGGGGCTTCTGTGTGTCTCCCTGGTAAGGGTTCTCTTTCTCTCCCTTATACCATCTGTAGTTTGAATAGTCCTCTGTAATGCCAGAGAAAAAGCCATCTTTGTTCCAGTTCTTATCTTCCATACTGAGATCTTAATTTAATGTCTTGCGTAAAGATACCGATTATACAAACAAGATCCTCATAGGTTACTCTGTTGCTCTTGAAAATCTCTGCTGCCTCATTTGTCGGTATGCCTTTAATTGTGGCATAGATTTGAATGAGTGGGAATCCATAATTTGCAAAAGCCCTTACCTCCATTGCTCCTACTATTCCGCTACACTTGCAATTATTCAACGCACACAAAAGGCTGTCAGCTCCTTTTGTGTCAATTCTCATAAGCCTTAAGGTTTCACACAATAATGTTTCTAAAACGCTCATATCTTTCTGTATTAAGTTTGTGATAATAGTCTCCGATCACATTCAGCATATCCTCTGGAAGATACTCAAAAGCCTGGTGTGATATTTCCTTTGGTATTCCGAAAGCTGCCTCTGCTATGGATCCGACAATGGCACCTATTGTATCGCTGTCTCCTCCCCAGGTGATAGCCTTTCTGATTGCATCCTCAAAAGAGGAGCTGTAACGCACGATCTTCAAACAGATGGGAACAGTACCCTGGCAAGTCTCATCAAACACTCCAGGCGTGTATGTGTGCCTCAGAAAGCCTGGATAATATGTGTTACCAACTATCTCCAGTACCCCAGGATCAAACCCTTTCCGCTTCCGCTGTGAGAAGATAGCGTGTGCCACTGCTTGCGCTCCCTTAATTCCCTCTGGGTGGTTGTGTGATACCTCCGCTGTCATTGCAGCCTCCAGCAGTACCTCCTCTCTGTGTTCAAAAGCCCAGGCTACAGGTGCAACCCTCATAGCGGATCCGTTGCCATAGCTGTTGTACGGTTCGTGGTTCTCTGAGGTGATCCACCTGGCAAAGCTACCACCATAGGCTCCCATTGGGTTAGGGTATCTCCTACACCATTCTACCAGCTTATCCTTGTAGCTGGCTCCTGTATTGATAGCATCGGCAATGGCAATGGTGCAGATGGTATCATCTGTAAAGTTGTTCTCCCTGGTGAACAGCTCAAAATCTCTGTTATCTGTGTTGTGGAACTCAAAGCGAGATCCTACAATGTCTCCTATTATTGCTCCTATCATAGCTATACTCTTGTTATTTCATCCAATATGATTCCTGCTCCTCTGTAGTATGAACTCGGTTGATAAGTGCATTTTTTCTTTATGCTTTCCGTGCAAATATCATCCTCTTTTTCAAACTTCATTACCTCCTCCGATTCTTTGGTTATGTTTATACCATCGGTAACTCTGTACTTTACAAATAAGATAATCATTTATTACCTCCTTTCTTAATGCCTCTATTGGTGTTCTTAGTGTGGAGTATTCCACGCCTTATGATTGCTTTTCTGCCTTTGTACTCTCCGCTGTTTATTGCGCCCCAGAGGGATTCTTTATTGATTCCTACCACCTCTTTAGGCAGTGTGTCATAAATGGCAGCAGCACATCCGAAATAGTGGTGTTTCTCGTAACCACTGGGAGGATCCAGCAGCTCAACGTGAATAATGTTCCTTTGTTGTTTCATCCTCAAATGGTGTTAGTGACAATTCTTTTGTTATACCTCCTGTTTCGTTTGTGTATGTTCGCTCATAGTGTTCTGGGGTTTCAAGCATAGGCTCTCCGTCTATTATAACGGTTTTACCCACATACTTTTCTTTCCCTCCGTGATATATAACCCTGTTTTCCATTACTCTGTTGCCTTGAAATTGTAGATTGGCTTGATAATATCCTCTATCTCCACCGTGTCAGCTACAGCCCTTATAATCTCATCCATCGGCTTGTAGGCTTGCGGTGCTTCATCTATGGTTTCCCTGCTTACAGAGGTTGTATAAATTCCGCTCATTGATTCCTGGTACTCCTCCATATCAAGCAGCTCCTTTGCCTTGCTCCTGCTCATCAAACGCCCTGCTCCGTGTGGGGCTGAATAGTTCCAGTCTGGGTTGCCCTTACCGATACAGATAAGTGAGCCATCACGCATATTTATAGGGATGAGTAACCTTTCTCCAGATTCAGCACTTACAGCACCCTTTCTGAGGATCATTCGGCTAAAGTCTATGTAGTTGTGGATTGTCTCAAATCGGCTTACCTCGGTAAAGCCCATAGCCTTAATTATGATCTCAGCCATAGTAGCACGATTGAGAACGGCAAACCTCTGGACTATTGCCATATCATTTATGTAGGCATCAAAGTTCTCTCCTGTGAGGTGTGCCAGTTCCTTATCCTGGCTCGGTGTGTGGATGTTCTTTATGGCATCCTGGATCTCCTGTTCTCTCCCCTCCGCTTTCAGTCTGGCAATGGTGTTGCGTATCTCTATAGATCTGTTACTATCCGTCTTTGCAGCCAGATTCTGGTAGTGTTTGCACACATCACCGCCCAGCTTTCTACTGCCAGAGTGGATAACCAGGTAGTTCCTTTTCGTTTTCTCTGAGTGATCCACCTCTATAAAGTGGTTTCCTCCTCCGAGAGATCCGAGAGAAAGGTATGCCCTCTCCAGATCCACCTGGCTTGCGCAAATGAGCTTAGAAAAGTCAAACGCTGCTTTCTGAGTGTTGTGTACATTGAATCCGTTAGGCACAAGCTCCCTTATCACTGAATCCAGCTTTTGAAAGTCTATGTTCTCATCAGCCAGCTCAATAGTGAGCATACCGCAACCAATATCAACGCCTACCAGGTTGGGAGTTACTTTGTCGGTTATTGTCATTGTGGTACCAACAGTACAACCTTTGCCAGCGTGGCTGTCTGGCATTATCCTTATCACTGAGTTCTCATAGGCTGGATAGTTTGCCAGTCTCTTGATCTGCTCGTATGCCTCGTTCTCGAAAGTTTCGGCAAAGATCTTAACCTCTTTCCCTGTCTTAGTTCTGATTACTTGCATATCTCTGTGTGTTTATTGAACGCAAAATTACTATATTCTATTTAATAAAACAAACATAAAAGCCGTTTTTAACTGTTTTCAGCCACTATAACGAGCTTTGTTCCATCTGGGTAACGGAAAGCCTTGTTGAATAGCTTTTGACACCTCCTGGGAGGGTTTATGTATGTTCTATGGTTCTCATTCCATAGTGTACAAACTCCACGGTCGGATGGAGAAAGCCTGGAAGATCCAGAAATGAAAAAGGGGCACGTTCCGCAACTGCCAGGCTTATCCCAGAATTTTGTCCCGTTTATCAATATCATTTCTTTCTGTTGATTATTAGCTCTGGGTTATCGTGAATGTTCCCTATCACTTTTAGTGTGTGGTATTTTTCCCAGGATCCTAACGAATAAACACCAACAAAATCTTTCCCTTTCTCTTGTAATCCCCAGGAACCCATTTCTTCGTTCCATTTTACCTTTGCGATGTTTATATAATTATGTTTTAGATCTCTAATTTCTACAATATCGCCTTCATAAATTCCGACACCATTACTATCCTTTACGCCTGTATATTGACTGATTGTCTTTGGTTGTGCCAACTCAAAATTGGCACGTAGTATTTTCTCATCTTCTGATAGCTCTATTATACAAAACTTGTGACATAGGTAGTATTTTCTGCCAACTTCGATTATTTGTCCGTACATCCACTCTTTAGGGAATGTTTGGCATTTGGCTCTAAATAAATTTTTTCTTTCCATATTAAAAATTACTTATATCAATTTTATGTACCTCAGTAAATTCAAGGGTGCCTCTGTAGCCCCTTTTGTGAAGCTCTTGCATCAACTCCCTGGGAGTGTACACGGAAAGACCGTTTTTTACCCCCCCCCAGTAGCTTTTTAACCCTCTCCTGCTTCTCCTTGTGTGCTGCGCTCTGGCAGCTCTTACACTGGCTCTGTAAGCCGTCCTTTGCTTTACTGTTCTTGCTGAACTCTGATACTGGTAACTCCTTACCGCATTTTGGGCATATCTTTGTTTCCATAACTATTTCCTCTCTGATTCTAATTCAATGAAATTATCTATAATACCAAGAATATCCTCGTACTCAAACATTAGGTTCTGTTGTCTTTCTGTAGCCTCTCCAGACAGGTGCAGATCCTCAAAGTGATCGTACTTTTTCTGTATGTCGTTGCGCTGCTTTAACAGTAGCTTTGAAACCGCTTTGGCTTCGTTTGGTCGGAGAGCCAGCATCTGCTCTGTTTCTCCAGGTTCCCATATCCATTTCATTATTGTACCTCCTCATCTTTACAGAGTACCACATCACCGTCTATCCAATCACAGTAGTAGATAGCACGGCGTTTCTGTGCCAGCTTCGTTGCAGCCTCATTGGTTGGGTATCGGTCTTTGCCATCCTCGTTGATAACGAGTATTTCACCATTCTGGAGGTTCACTATCTCTATGTAGCCATCCACATAGCCCTGTAATTCCTCCAGCTTGAAATCCGTGCCGTTCTGAGGCTGGATCTCTTTTCTCGTTCCGTCTGATTTAAGTAGTGTTGCCATATCTTAGTGTTTTGCTATTTCCTCATTGTCTATCTCCACGCAATTATCCTCGTAAATGGTTCTGACAGTCTCCAGGGTTTCAGCATCCACCAGGGCAATACGCTTGTAGTATTTTTCGCACGCAGCACTGAATCCACCACACCAGGCGCATTTTTCCTCGTATGTCTTGATACACTCCTGTTCTGCTTTGTCTAACTCTCCGATAGCGCAAAAAGCCACACCAATACGGATCTCATCGCTACGATCGTGCTGTAGCACTCTTAAGTAAGTTGGGTTTTGTTTGTTCGTTGCCATAATCGCTTTGTTTTATGTGTTAGTATTGTCCGTAAGCCCATCCGTATTCTTTGAGGTGCCATTGTTTATAGGCTTCTGCAAGCTCTCTGTATTCGGATCTAAGTTGCTGTTTTTCACTCTCGCTTTCAGCCTTTGTAAAGGCTGCCATAAGTCTGAATTTCTCTGTGATAAAAGTGTGCGGATTCATTGTTCCCATAATCTGAAATTTTATAGTGTTGCATTTGTGGGAGGATTGCCCCTCCCATTGATTGTTTACTTGCTTCGTGCCCACTCCTCAAAGGTATTATAGTAGCCTGTTCTGATAAATAGCATATCTCCGCTACCATCGCCCCACCAATCGTTACAGTGAGAAATATATCTGCCTATCTGGTTGTGGTTCGCTGGGCATAGCTTCTTGTACATTGATCGGAACATCTGAGATACCACACGCCCTTTGAAGTGTCCTCCCTGGCTGGCATCATTTGTACAGTAACCATACATATAGACTGTTTCAATGTTTCCGTTCTCATCCAGAAACTCCATTGCTGAATCTCCCCAGCCTCCAAAGATGATCGTGTCTTTGAGTAGTTGCTGCTCATCTGTTGTGAGCACTGATACAATTTCCTGTACTTGTTCGATTGTTGCTTTCATAATTCGGTGTTGCATTATTGGTTATTATTTTTTCAGAATCTCATCTAAAAGCTCTTTGTCGGCATCCCAGAGGTTGTACCCTGCTGCTAATTTCCTCCTCAGATACTCTTTCTCTCCTACCATAGCTATAGCCTTTTCTCTGAGATCTGAGGCACTCCACTTTTCGGCTTGTGCTAAAAGGAAGTTGGAGAGGCGTTTACGCTCCTCGTAGAGTTCACGGACTAAAACCGTCTTTCTCTCAATCTCTTTCAGAGCTGTAGGGTTTTCCATCCAGAGCTTGCAGAACATATCTTTGTCAAGGTCTGTGTTCATATAGCACTGTTCAACCTCTGAATAGTTTTCTGCTGGAACTTTCAAGCCTGTTCTTTCTTCAAATTCTTTCTGTGTCATATCTGAAATACTTTTATTTGATGTTGCATTTATTATGTGTGTTCCTCAAACACATTGCAAAGATAGTGTGTTTTATTTAATACGCCAAACATTTGAGCAACTTTTTTCACTCTGAAATTTACCAGGTAAATATAACGCATTGGAAATAAGTTGATTTACTTAGTAAATTTCTGTGTTCGACAAACACATTATTTGGGAAATAATTTCTACCTTTGTATGCAGAATGATGAGCTAATAACAATTAAGCTAAATAGATATGAACAAGAAACTCTTTTTGAAAGTCAAAGACCTGTGTAAGGACACTGGCGTATCAGAGAAGTGCCTTAAAGCGATAACCGAAAAGATGGGTGGCAGCATTGAGGATGATTCTACTGATGAGGAAGCTATCGAAACAACTGCAAATCTGATAGCTGATGTTGCAAAGGAAACGCAATCAGAGGCTACAAGATGGGCAAACAAGAAGCCTAACAAATCCAAAGATGAGGAGGAGGAAGAGGATGAGGAGGGAAAGAAAAAGCCCAAGACAACCAAAACCAAGCCCGAAGACGAGGAGGAGGAAGATGCAACAGCTAAGGAAATTGCTGAGCTGAAAAAGGAGCTGGCTGATATGAAAGCCGAGCGTTCTAAGGGTGAGCGTTCTGCTACCATTGCTAAGGCTATGGCAACGCACAATATCCCTGCTAAGTTCCGTGATCGCCTCGCAAAATCAATCTCAGATGAGGATGATATAGAGGAGGCTGTTAAGTCTATGAAACAGGACTTCATTACAGGCGGTTTGATGACTGACGATTCAGAGGGTTCAAAGGGGGCAAGTGAAAAGCAAGTTGATGAGGCTGCTGATGGCTTGCTCGAATCAATCACCGTTAAATAATTTATGTACAATGAAACGAAAGACTGCTTCATTCACGGGCACACGCCCGATCTTTACAGGTAGTCCCTCTATTGTGCAAGGTGGTTTCAACCTGGATGTAGCTAACCAGGCTTTTGCCGTTGGTGATGTTATTCCTGCTGGAGCGCTTGCCATTAGGGATGAGGCTAAGAGGACAGTGCAGATCATTAAGACTGCCAAAGTCTCTGAGGTGGATTCTGAGGACACTACCAAAGTGAGCCTCTATGTAGATGAGTTCTACAAGCCGTGTTTCGCTGTTGGCGATCTGGTACTTGTGTCTGGAACTGCTGCCACGGCTATTGCCAGTGTTCCGAGCATTAAGGCGATTGAGAAAAAGGGTAACGCCTATGTTATCACTCTCTCTGCTGCCATTGCTGGATTGAAAGCTGGTGATGTCCTGGAGGAGGTTATCTCCGATGGTCAGACCACCGCAAAATCAACTGAGAGAGGAAAGGCAAACTCTGTTACCATCTGCGATGTGGAGGTAGATGAGTTTGAGACCTCTGTAGATGTTTCGGCTGATACAATGCAATACGCAATGTATGAAAGGCGTGTACCGCCTATCCCTGCCAGCCAGAAAGATGCTACAGGAGCGTTCTTGAATGCCAACCCTCATATCAAATTAACCCAGTCGTACTAATTGAAAGAGAGGTTAAAGTATGAAATCAATTTTTTCAACATTCAAGAGTTTGCGCAAGAATGGCGCACCGCTCGATCTCCTGGCTACCTGGAGAAAGACCTTTGATAAGGCTTCTGAAAGGGAGGTAACTCTTTTCCAGAAGATGTACTCCGATCAGTGGTGTACTTACAACGAACCTCAGATGTCTTTGACTGCTGAGGCTATCGTGGGCAAGTACAATATGCGCTTTATGGCAACCCTTATCGGTGATGAATCACCTACACCTATGAGGCGTTCCGATGGCTTCGATCTCTGGACTAAGGAGATTCCTCGTGTAGGTCATAAGTTCCCGATGCACGCAAGGGATTACCGTAAGCTGATGGAGGTTTATGAGAATCCGAGAATCAAGGAGGTAGATAAGGTTAAGCGTATCGAAAACACGCTCAAACACGATGTACAGGATGCTTACCTGGGATGTAAGGACGTTATGGACTTCATTCTCCTTATGGCATTCTCTAACTGGGGTGTAGCCCAGTTCAAGCCAGAGATCAACAATCCTGGTGGTCGTGAGTATGAGGTGGACTATGTTATGCCCGAAACCAACAAACTCGTTTCTGGTGTAAACTGGACTTCTGCTAACACCAAAGCTGGCAAGCTCCAGCCTATCCTTATGCTGGCTGCAATCTGTTCAGACCTCCGTAACCGTGGCATTGAGCCTGGTGAAATTCTGATGAGCCAGGATCTTTACTACTGGCTCCGTATGGATCAGACAACTCGTTTGCTGGTTCACGGCTCAGACAAACAGGCTCAGACCGTAAAGAAATCAGAGCTTTCAGATCTGCTTGCAGAGAACGAGATCCCAGAGATTACAGTTATTACTCGCAAGATGGGTGTGGATAAGGACGGTAAGCGTGGAGCTGTTGAGCCGTGGAATCACAACTTCATTGCCATTAAGCCTGCTGGTGTGATTGGAGAGATCCAGCCTGCCATTGAGGATAGTGAGCTTATGGAGGAGGACAACGTGGATTACATTGACGCTGGCAACGGTATTCGTATCGCTAAGTGGCGTACTGGTGAATCTACAGGACAGGCTGCTGCTGAGTACACCCAGGGTTCAGCTCGTTTGCTCCCTCTCATTACTGAGATCGGTGCAATAGTATGTTTCCAGGTTCGTGGTATCACTGAAAAGGAGATACCTGCTGGAGCAGATGGCAGTGAGCGTACCTACTGGACTAAGGCAGAGTATGAGACTGCAAACAGTGTTGAACTCGGTTAATCGTGTGAGCTATGTTTAAGCTGAAAGTTATTAGGAAATTCCAGGATAAGTACACTGATGAGGTGTACTTGCCTGGTTCTGTTTTTGAGACAGAGGATCTGAGCCGTGTAAACGCCTTGGTAAAGCGTGGCTTGTGTGATTTGGTGGAGGTTGTGCCTGTTACTCCTGCTGCTCCTACAAAAGCTGATGTAGTTTCTTTCCAGGGTGTAGATTACCCTCTGGATGAAATGAAAGAGGCTTTGGACGCTGCTGGGGTGAAAATCGCTGCTAATGCTGGCGTAAAGGGCGTTTCCAACGCTATTAAAAAGCTCTCTGAGGAGGAGGCTTTGAAACTCTCAGAATCCCTTAAAAAGGAGGAATAGGTATGGATAAATTGACAAAGTACGATGCACTGATCGGAGAGCTGGAGCCTTATACTTCCAGCCGTTTATCTCTGACTAAAGCCCTTGCTGATGCAAAGGTTGAGGATCTGGAGGGTGAATACAATCCAGACACCGATAAAAGGGTTATTGCTATAGCTGCTATCAAAGTCTTAAAGAGGATGATAGTGCTTACCAGCGATAGCCTGGGCAAATCATCACAAGGCTATAGCGTGGAGAAGCTGGAGAAGCGTATCAAGGATCTTTGCGATGAGAACGGTCTGGATGCCTCCGAATTTGTCAATCTACCATCTATTACTGATGGCTCTAATATGTGGTAACTATGGGTAGGAATAACGGTACATTCAGATATACGGCTCTCAAGGAGGAACAGCGAGATCCTAAAACAGGATTCATTACCGCTGGAGCCTCTGAGTGGCTTGATGGCTGTGAGTGCCAGATAGATAAATCCATCCCTGCCAAAAATGTTATAGGAACGGACGGGCAAATCTACACATACACTTATGATGTGTTTATCCCTAAGCATTTCAACGGTGTTCTTGTTGTAGGTGCCCAGTTCCAGATAACCAGCGAGGAGGGTGTAACGGATGAGTTTACTATCCAGGGTATTGATGATATGAACAGGAAATACATTGAGGTATGGGGATAAAGCCGATGTTTGGAAGTGGAGCCGTGGCTGCTAAGGTTATGGCTTTCCAGCAAAACCTGGAGAGGGCAACGGAATTTCTGTTGAAGTATCTTGGTGAGGAGCTGGCAAAGTACGCTAAGGATAACCACAACTACACCGATCAGACAGGCAACCTTACTAACTCTATTGGCTATGCCGTGGTGCGTAATAAAGAGATAGTTTACTCTGGTGGGGAAAACCAGCCTGGAGAGGGTTTTCAAGAGGCGTTAAAAGTGGCTATGAAGATGGCTGCAAAAGCCGATGAAACTTTCTCACTCATCATAGTAGCTGGAATGAATTACGCTGCCTATGTAGAGGCAAGAGGGTACAATGTTATTCTGCCAGCGGAACTGAAAGCCAAAAAGGATTTTCCAGAGGCGATGAATAAGCTGATGGAGAAAGCGAAAGGCAAAGCAAATGAATTGTTTGGAACGAGCTTATGATAACGACTGAGGAAATAGCTGTAACGGTTTACCAGATGCTCCAGGAGAGCGCGGTAAAGACAATGATCTCTGGTGTTATTGACTATGAGAGAAACGACTATACCAAAGAGGATGTAATCATTATCCCACACCGTATAGACGGAGAGGGTTCGGTGCGTTTCGGACAAATCAACGTGAACATTCACGTTCCAGATGCCACAATACCACAAGGAAAGGGCAAATCAGCACATAGAATACATTTCAGTAGGCTCATAGAGATAAGGGCAAAGGTTATAGAGGTTTTGAAAAACCATTATGAAAGCGGAATGGGGTACAACTGGACTATAGGGAGCCTCAATCCACCGATTAAGGAGCCAAACCACGATGAGCACTTTGTTTCCCTGGCTCTGGAGCTAACAGTGAGAAACAGTAAGTATAATCAATAAAAACAAAGAATTATGCCGATTCAATCAACAATGGGTTTGAAAAAGATCTACGTTCACCCAGCTTTGGATGATGGAACGATGCCAGCCAACGGAGAGGGCTGGTTAGATCTTGGCGATGTGTACCAGGAGACTTGTACACTGACAGATGAAGATCCCGAAGTAACCGAGCACAAGTCGGAGACCTCCAAAAAGAAGATCACCCTCACAGGTGAAACTGCTACTACAGTTGCTCTCTCTCTTATGGATCCAGACTTGGAACAGCTTGTACGCTATTTCGGTGGAACTATCACAGGTGAAGCAGGCAAGCGCAAGTGGGTACGCCCCAGAAAGCTGCCTTACAAGGAATGGGCAATCTGGCAGATGCCAGAGGAGGGTATGCTTGTAGGATGTGCTACCGCCCGAATTATTCCTAAGTTCGAGATTACCTACTCATCTAAGGGTATCTGCTTGGTGCCTATGACAATCAAGTACCAGTCAGAGTTACAGGTGGATGAGGAAATTAAAGATCCGACAGTAGCAGTTGGATAACCTGTTTTATGAACCTGGAAGCCTCCTATCCCCTGTATGGTAGGGGGCTTCCTTTTATTTAAGAGCTATGGCAGAAGATAGAAAGGAACTTACAAGAGAGCAACAGCTTGAAATAGAGGAAAAAGCTATTGAGGCTCTGATACAGATGGGTGTGAGGTTTTCCGTTCCTCTGAAAATTCACCCAGTAAAGCCACCTAAACTTATAGAGTGGTGGAACAGGCATTTCCCCAAACATTTGAAAAACTGGAGGAATAAGCGACTGCCTAAGACCTGGGATGTAACCACAACGGAGATTCCAGATGCAAATGTGGGGATGATGAAAGAGGTGTATGTGAGAAACTTTGTAATCAAGCCCCTCTACCTGGGCACGATAGACTACCTCAGAAAGTTGTATATCCAGATTGAATACAGCGAGGAGGAGATACAGGAGAATCCGCTGCTTGAAAGTAAGAAGCTGTTTAAGTACGTTCCTCTGATGGCTGAGATCGCTGCTGTTGCAGTCGTAAACAGCTCCTCCCTGACTGATCCGCTTTCAAAGGAGGTCAAGGAGTTGCAAGCATTCTTTATGGCGCACCTTACAGTAGCTCGTTTGAAAAAGCTCTCTGATATAATAAGCCAGATGATGAACCCAGGGGGTTTTACATCCTCTATCAGATCAATAATGGGGATCGGGACAACGAAACCGAAACAGGAACCCTAACAGATCAGAGCAAATCTGATAGAGTAAAAGGCTTGAATAGCCAGTGGGGTTATCGTGGTGAAATCCTCAAAAACTTTGGATGGAGCTATGATTACTTGCTCTGGGGAATATCCTGGCTCAATTTGCAGACAATGCTAAATGATGCTCCACGGATAAAAGATATACAGCAAACTAATGCAGATGGCACACCGACAGGTAAAGAGATCATTCACAGAGAGTTGAAAACGAAAGAAGATATTAAGAAATACATCAAAGGAATAATATAATGAACAACATAGATGGAGCGTTAGCGTTCAAGGCAACACTGGATATAGACCAGTTTAATGTTTCCGCACAAGCTATGGAGCGGAACATTCGGAGGGTGTCAGATACAGCCGTGTCTGAATCAGCCGAAATGGAACAGTCTATACTCAATTTTGCCCAGAATGGAGCCAGATACATAGTCTCGTACCTTGTTGGGCAAGGTATGGGATCTTTGTTGCAAAGTATTGTTTCTGTCAGAGGTCAGTTTCAGCAGTTGGAGATCGCCTTTGAAACTATGTTGGGTAGTGGTACGAAGGCTAAGGCATTGATAGACCAGATGGCAGAAACAGCAGCGAGAACACCGTTTGATTTGGCTGGTGTCGCTGGTGGTGCCAAACAGCTTTTGGCTTATGGTGAATCTGCTGATAAGGTAAACGACACGCTGGTAAGGCTCGGAAACATAGCCTCTGGTTTGTCTATACCTCTGAATGATATTGTTTACCTGTATGGAACCACTATGGTACAAGGTAGGCTCTATGCCCAGGATGTAAGGCAGTTCACAGGTAGGGGTATTCCTCTTGTTAAGGAGCTTGCTGCTATGTACGGCAAGACAGCGGAGGAAATCAACGGAATGGTATCTGAGGGAAAAATCGGATTCCCAGAGGTTGAAAAGGTTATCAAGAAACTCACGGATCAAGGGGGGCAATTCTACAACCTTATGGAGAAGCAATCAGCCTCCCTCACAGGTCAGATCTCCAACCTGGGTGATGCCTGGGATATGGCACTCAATAAGATTGGAGAACGAAATCAAGATGTGTTCGCTGCTGGTATCTCCAGTGCAACATATATGGTTGAACACCTGGATGACGTTCTGCGTATTGTAAAGGCTATTACCATTGCATACGGATCCTATAGGGCTGCTATCATCCTAAATACCCTGGCAACAAAGGGCTATACTGGTGTGTCCTTGCTTGACAATACGGCAAGACAGGCTAAGATGGCACTTATGAAAGCCGATGAGGTTTTGACTGGTAAGGCAGCAGCCACTACAAAGGCTATGACAGCAGCCCAGGAGGCTCACACGGCAGCACTGCAAAAACAGCTCACTATTGAGGAATTGGTAACTTTGCAGAAGAAATTACGCATTTCTACCATACAGGGACTGCTTACGGCACAACAGCAGGAGTACCTATCTAACTTGAATCTTACTACCTCCAGTGCTGGATATGAGGCTGCTGCGATGAGTGTTCTTTCTGTAGAACAGAGAGCTGCTTTAGGCAAGGTTGATTTGTCCTCAAAAAGTGCCATTTATCGTGCTGCTCTGGAGCAGGAGGTAGCTACAAAGAACCGTGGCAGAGATGCTACACTTTCTGCTATGAGAGCGGATGTAAGTGCTGCTGCTGCGAAAGTAGAGACAGCCAAGCAGACTGCCATAGCATCTATGCAAGCCACTGAGGCTGCCAGGTATGAAGTGTACTGGGCGAAACAGTCTGGTGATGCTACAAGGATCGCAACCGCTGAAAAGAGGCTGGAGGGTGCCCAGGATAACCAGGCGGTTGCCAGGAAAGCAGCTTTGGCTGCTCAGACGGATTTTTACGCCAAGAAAAAGGCTCTGGAGGCTGCTGCTACAAGACAATCAACTGTAGCCAGTGTAACCGATACTGCTGCAAAGACCACACAGGGAACGGTAACAACACTCCTTACAGCCATTACAACGAGGGCTACAGCAGCTATGAAAGCTCTGTGGGCATCTATGATGAGCAACCCTATTGGATGGGTTTTGGGGCTTATTGGTGCCCTTGTGAGCGTGTTTTCCCTGTTCAAGTCAAAGGAGGAGGATGCTACAGATGCAATGGGTGAGTTTAACAACACCACAAAGGATGAGATAAACAACCTTAATGTTCTGTTTACGATACTTTCCAATACTGAGAGAGGAACACAGACACATAGCAAAACGATTGAGAAGATCAACGCTATATGTAAGGAATATAACAAAACGCTCCTGGATGAGAATGCAACCCTGGATGTTCAGAAAATCAAATATGAGGAGTTATCCCAGGCAATACAGGAAACAACGGCTGAAAAAATTAAGGCTAAGTATGCCGAAAAAGCATTACAGGAGCAAATTGAGGAATCAAACAAAAGTCTGGATAAGCTGAAAAATGATGCTTCTAAGGCAAAGTATCAAAAAGTAGAGCTTACGGCTATTGACGCTGGTGATGGTAAGACTATTCAAGGGTATGCTGTTGTAGATCATAATTCACAAAATATACGAAACGCATCCGCTGCTGTTTGGGAAATGGTTGAGACTGATGCTATGGAAGCAGCAAAGCATTTGCAAACACTTACAGGGGATGCTTACACGGCTGCATTTGATAAGGCACTTGCTAAGATAACTAACAGCGTTCAAAAGGCTACAGGAGCAACTGGTGATGAAATGAGCACTTTCACCGCTTCGTTATCTACATACCTTTCAGAAGTAACAGAATCAAGCAAGAAAGCAAATGCAGAGATCGGTAAGTTAGATAAACAGCTTGAAGCGTATCTGGGAACAAAAGAAACTCCTGTAGTTGAGAGTGTGGATTATGTCTCTATGTCTTTCGGAGATCTGGAGAAACAGATTAAGGATGCCCAGGCTGAAATAGATACTATCAACAAAAAGACTGTCAAGGTTGATACAGATAACACCAGGCTCCAGGAGCTTGCCAACCTTATCAATACGATCCAGGGTGCTATTACCACAAAAACAAATAATCTGAATACTGAGGCTGGCATTTCCGCTCGTATCAAGGAACTTAAGGAGGAAAGATCCAATGTGGAAATCAATGGAACTAAGTACAAGGAGTACACAAGAGCCATTGAATCGCTGGAAAAGAAGCTGCCTAAGCATACCTCTGGTGGTGGCGGAGATTCAGACAGTAGGAACAGGGAGGTTTTGCGCCAAAAGCAACTGGAAGCAGATCAAAAGCTGGAGGAAGCTCGTATCTCTATTATGGAGGAGGGTTATGAGAAGCGCAAGGCAATTCTCGATCTCCAGCACAAGAAAAGCCTGGAACAGATTGATAAGGAGGAGAAAGAACTGGAAAAAGCCAGAAAAAAAGCTGGCAAGGGCGGTTTATCTCAGTCAGAAAAAGACGGATTCACTGAAAGGCGCAATCTGGAGAACCATAGCTATACAAAGGCACAAGCCACTCTGTTTGATGGAGAGGTGGACTACAAAAAGAAACAGTATGAGCTTTATTTCCGCTGGGTGAAAAATATGGGCAAGGAGGTTGCTGATTCTCATTTTGCAACCCTATTGCAAAGTGGTAGCTCGTACAAGGATTATGTGGAAAAGGAGATCCAAAAACTCAAAGATAAACAGAGCACTGGCGCACTCACTGAGGGAGAAAGCAACCAGCTTATTACTCTGAATATGCAATATAATGAGATCACTGGTGCCAAGTCCGCTATGGATATGTTCAGAGAGAGTGTAAGCCAGACTATCAACCAGGCTGCAACACTGGCAGAGAAACTGGAGGCTGTTGCCAATGCTAAGGAGAACATTGAAAACGGCTCCTCTGGATTGGTTGGTGGTGATGAGCAAGCTGCTGGACTTCTATTTGTAACCGAGGAGGAGGAAAAGATACAGAAAGAGATCCAGGAAAGGGTGCTCAATGATTTCCGTACCTATGAAGAACAGAAGAAAAATATCCAGGATGAGTATGCTGTATTGAGGCTGGAGGCTATGCGTATGCAAGACCAGGAGAGAGTGAGCCAGATAAACAAAGCAGAATCAGAGGCACTTTCTGCTTTGAATGCTTCATACCTTATGCAGAGCGAAAGCTGGAAAAACCTATTTACAGACCTGGATAGCCTCACTGTCGAGCAGATTGATAAGCTGATTACCGATATTCAGAGCAAAATGAATACGGCTGATCTGAATCTGAATCCATCGGATATGAAAGCCGTTTTGGATAAACTGGATGAGGCAAAGCAGAAGATACTGGATGTAAACCCATTCAAAGCTCTTGGTAATGCAATATCCTCTGTGTTCAAAAAGTCTGAAAAAGGATCTAAGAAAAGTTCTAAGGAGATTAAGCAGGACTGGAATAACCTTGCAAGTGCCACAGAGGGATGCTTTGACTTTGTGAATGATGCAATAGATAGCTGTGATGTGCTTGGAGATCTTATAGGAGAGACAGGTAAATCTACTATCAATATGGTACAGGGTATTGCCACTGCTGGTATTGCTATGTCTGCTGCCATTAAAACAGCGGAAAAAGGCTCCGTTATCCTGGCTGCAATATCCATCGCATTACAGGCTATCCAATGGATTGCTGGTTTGTTTAACAATGATGATGAGCTGGAGGAGAAAATACAGAAGATTCAGAGGAGCGTGGATGATCTTTCCAACTCGTTTGACAGGTTGCAACACGCCTCCGAACAAACATACTGGGTGTTCTCTGATGAGGAGAAAGCAGCCCACGATAAGAGGTTACAATCTATCAAGGATCAGATAGCAGCTCTGGAGCAACAGGCTATTGTTGCAAGGGAAAGTTGGGACTTTGTTAGGTATGCCCAACTCACTAAGCAGATTAAGGACTTGAAATATGCCCTGGAGAAAGAGACAAACAAGGGTGATATGTTCCAGCTTTATGAGGCGCAGAAGCAGAACCTTAAGGAGCAGCAAAGACTGATCCAGGAGCAGATTAAGGCTGAAAAGGAGAAAAAGAAAACGGATAAGGATAAGATAGCCGAATGGGAGGAGGCGATCAAGGATATAGATACCCAGTTGGAGGATATGGAGCGTGATATGCTTGAATCACTTGCTGGCACCGATATTCAGTCAGCTATAGATGATTTTGCCTCGGCTCTGGTGGATGCCTACTGCCAGGGAGAAGATGCTGCAAAGGCTCTTGGCGATGTTACCAAGAGTGTGTTGAAAAATGCTGTAGTGGAAGCACTCAAAAGGCAGTTCCTGGCAAAGGCGATCAATGATGCCGTGCTTTACTTGGGTGAAGCTATGGAGGATGGAGATCTCTCTGATGCCGAGAAAAAGCGTTTTGAGGATATGGTAAACAAGGCTGGTGATAAGTTCTATGGAGCTTTGGAGGCTGTTGGAGATTGGATTAAGGATGATGATATAGAAACTCCTACAGATCCGCTTACAGGTGCTGTTACATCTATGAGTGAGGAGACAGGAGGGGTGATAGCTGGTAGGCTCAATGCCTTTGTTATCAACCAGAGCGAACAAATCTCCATTGGGCGTGAACAGCTCGTTTACCAGGCTGAGATAGCTGTAAATACTCGTGCTTCAGCATCTGAGCTTACAGAGATAAAAGAAACATTGAAACGAATTGAGAACAAGGATAACTCTTTGCTCTCGCAAGGTATATCATAATGGGAGTAGTCGAACAATTAAAACAAGATGGCATAGAGAAAGGTTTATGCCGTTTGTGGCAGAGAAAGCTCACTGGTGATCTGAATATCTCCGAGCTGTCAGAACTCTATATAAAAGGCATAGATTTCTGTATTTCGGAGGACTATCCAACACTGGAATATATGAGAGCCACTTTTAAGGGCAAGTGTGAGCCTTATGGAATCTACATAGATGATGAGGTTGAGGAGCTTAAAAACGCCCCAGATACCGTGTTTAATGGCGATTGCAAGGCTCTCCTGGAGTATGATGGCTTTGCCGTTTCTTGTGTCTTTGCAAGGCACAATACCAAAGCATCCGTAAACGTGTCAGATAATGCCATAGTAACTATAGATGCCTTTGACAGCTCCTATCTTATTGTTGCCGTATCTGGGGACAAAGCGCAAGTTATTGTGAACCTGTACGGCAATGCCCAGGTGGAGACAATAGGAATGGGAATTACAGTTAATTATATGAACAAAAAAACATATTAGTTATGATAGACAACAATTTGGTATTACATCTGCCTTTCGATGATCCAGATGGCAGCGTGGCTTACGATTACTCTCAGAGTAGAGCGGATGCAACCCTTTCAAATGGGGCAGTTTTCTCAAAGAAAGCCAAAGTAGGCAAGTCTATTGCGTTTAATGGAGCTGGTGAATGTGAAACAGCAAAGGTTATTCCTTTTGGCTCAGATTTCACGCTCTCCTGCTTCGTTTGCCCATCCTCTAAGAGGCTGGGATGGCTGCTGAATTTACCTGGTGTGGATAACTACATAGAGCAGTGGCTTAATGTAGTTCCTGGAGAGTGGTGCTTCCTGGCTTTCGTGAAGCAAGACAGTTCGTTCTCAGTATTCCAGAACACAACCCAAGTATATAACGGCACATTCTCTGACACTCCTACAGGCTTTTCCATCAATGACGATAGCTTGAACGGCACAAAGGCGTTACTGGATGAGGTTATGCTTTTCAAGGAGGCTAAGAGCGCAAAAGAGATCTTCCAGATGCAGAAAGATACCGATGTGGAATACTACATAGACGGTAGGAACTTCAAAGAGTTTGGCGTGTATGTGTCAAAGTCCAAAGGAATTGTAGGACAACTGGAGCGCAAGGAGGGGTTATCGGTGGACTGGGGTAACTACCACGGTATAGCCAGGGATAAGAAAAGGAAACGCTACAAGGAGCGCACAATCTCCCTGGAGTGCTTCATTGAGGCTTCCAGTCGTTCTGCCTATGTTGAGTGGGTAAATTTGTTTTTCCAGCAGTTTGAGGCAGATGGAAACCATAGGCTGAAAATTGAGTATGACGGAAAGGCAAAGCCTCTGGTGTATGAGGTAGAAATGCACGATGGTGTGGATCCAGATAAGCAGTGGGGACAATACAGCGACGATGTAATGGTCGGCACATTCACGCTCAAACTGGTAGAGGATGAGCCTGTAAAGAGGGTGCTGAGGCATATCGGAACGACTGCAAACAGCGTGGCTTCCATTTCGTTCTCCAGCTACAAGATGCTCAATATCTACTGGGGCGATGGCTCGCACTCCTACAATTTATCTGGATTGAACAAAACCATTGAACACACCTACACCGAGCCAGGAGAGTATGATATTATCATAGCTGGTGTTATAGAAGATATTACCGACTTTTCCACTAACGATATTGTGGTATGGGAAACTTTGAAATAATCAAAAGGAACGGAGAAAGAATCCCTCTGAATACAGTGGAGCCGTTTTGCGTGGTGAAAAGTGCCGTGCAAAACAGCTCCCTTATGGGGGATGATAATGTGCAGCTCTCTATCATTTCAACGGATATTCTCTCTTTCTCAAAGGGAGATAAGATTGTGGTGGATGGTGAGGAGTACACTATCAGAACAAAGGTGAATAGGGAGGTGCTTTCTGATGAACACTTTGTTTACGATGCCACTTTCTACGGAGTTATGTACGAGCTTATGAAAAGCCTGTATAGGAACACTGATGCAGATGGGAAATCCACCTCACATACTTTTGACTTGACTTATTCCATCCGTGATTTTGTCAAGGTGCTTATCTACAATGTAAACCGTGATTATCCTGGCTTGTGGCAGTTTGATGAGGAGGGTTGCCCAGATACGGAGCCTCGCACCATTGCTTTCTCCAAGAACAACTGTCTCCAGGTGCTGCAAAAGTTGTGTAGCGATAGTGAGTTTAAGCTGGAGTTTCTTATTACCCAGTCAGATGGAGTAAGGACTATCCACATAGGAAAGTTCGGTTCAAAGGTCGTTCCTCCTGGAGGAAATGAGTTCTTTGAGTGGGGCAAAGGGAACGGCTTGTACAAGCTCAAAGAGCAAAAGGTGGATGATAAGGCAATCATTACCAGGCTTTGGGTTGAGGGAGGCACAAACAACATAAGGAGTAACTACAGGAACTATTCTGAAAGGCTCCAGCTCCCATATCCTAAGAGGCTCAATCTGAAAGAGCACTCCCTATCAGATGGCACCGTTATCCCTGCTGGATCTGAAATAATCGGTATCTCCGATGATAACAACCGATACCTGGAGGATGCTGATCTGAGGGATATGATAGGCAGCGATGAGGATGCAAAGACCTATGACAACATTTTCCCTAAGAGGACTGGAGAGGTTACATCCATTGTGGAGGATAATATAAATTCATTCATTGATTCCACTATGGACTTTGACCTTAACGAGACTGATAAGAAAGGTACAAAGTACCTCATAAATGGAGTGTCGGCAAAGGTTACTTTTACATCTGGTAAACTTGCTGGGCAAGAGTTTGAGCTTCTGGCAAAGGGTGGATATGAGCACGAAAGCAAGAAATTCACTCTGATACCTTATACCGACAAACGAGGGCTTACCATCCCTACTGTAGAAACAGAGGCTTACAGAATCCAGGTAGGTGATAAGTACAAGATCACTGATATAAACCTGCCAGAATCCTATGAGCAGAACGCTGAGGAGGAGCTTTGGTACACCGCTATTGAGGATTTTAAGCCTATGACACAAGCAAGGGCACAGTACCAGCTTACTCTGGATAGGTCGTACTTCCTGGATTCACTGCCTACAGACAGTGATACTCGTGTGTTCCGTGTCGGTGATTATGTGCCAGTGAAAGATGTCCGTTTGGGCATTGAGAAAAATATCCGTATTCAGAAAGTATCAAGGAATCTGCTGCTGGAGCACGATTACACGCTAACGCTCTCTGATATAACTGCAATCTCTATACAGAGCCAAACGGTGCTGGATGTGAGAGAGCACGAAATGATTATAGAGAACAACCGACTGAGGGACTTTACAAAAGCCAGGAGAGGCTGGAGGACTACAGAGGATCTGCGTTCTATGGTGTATGACACGGACGGATATTTTGATCCAGACAACATACGCCCAAACTCCATTGATACCAATATGCTTACTGTAGGCTCAAAGAGCCAGCAGTTTATTCTGGTTGATGTAGTTTTACAGGCTAATGTAGGAGGACTGGGAAATAGGTTCAATGCCACGAGCGGAAAGCTGGTGCATCTTACCATAGATGACGATAAGATCAAGACCTGGGATATGGGGGCTGCCGAGTTCACTATGGCAAGTAATAATGGGTATTATCTGTTTGCAAAGTGCGCTAAAAATGGCAGCTCTGGAGTGTGGTACCTCACCCAGGAACAGTTGCGGTTTGAGCCTACAGATGATCCGAATAACTATTATTTCCAGGTAGGCATACTATCCTCTCTATACACAGATGATAAGTTTAGAGACTTTGCTACTACATACGGATTTACCAGGATCAACGGAAACACTATCACAACAGGCAGGATTGTTACATCCGATGGAGAGTGTTACCTGGATCTGGACGGTAACAAGTTCCGTATCGGTGATGCTTCCAGCTCTATAGACTGGAACGCAACAGCAAAGAATCAAGTTACTCTCAGAAATGTAAAGCTGGTTTCTGGCTCTGGTGATGTGTCTGATATTGGCGTTTACAGGGGCACATATAACCCAAACTATGTGTACTACAAAGGTGATGAGGTTAGCTATACACGCAACGGAGAGACTTGCACATATAGGTACATAAACAACGATCCGAGCCTGGGACACCTCCCTACAGAATCTGCCTACTGGGCTATTGTCGCACAAGGCTCAAAGGGTGATGCTGGAGAGGCTGGAAAGTCCGTGTATTACACTTTCCACGATGGTATAGAGAAGCCAGCAACACCTACTGGCAACGGTACCACTGGAGGTTGGCATAACACCAGTACGGATGCTGTAAGATGGATGTCTGTCAAGACAGCAGCAACTATCAATGATGGTGCCTGGGAGGCTCCTATAAGAGTGAGGGGTGCAGATGGTACGAGTATCAGTGTTAAGGGATCTGTTACAAGCATTTCTCAGTTGCCTACTACGGGGAACGAGAAAGGCGATGCCTACTTGTTGAATGGAGATTTGTGCATTTGGGATGGTACGAGCTGGCAAAATGCAGGGCGAATAAAGGGAGATGATGGTACAAGCTCATATTTGCACCTCAAATACTCCGATGATGGAGGAGAAACATTTACTGCTGGGAATGGTGAAACGCCTGGCAGATATATAGGTATTCTTGTGAACACCGAAAGCTCAGACAGCGACAATCCAAAGGATTACGCTTGGAAAGATACACAGGGACAACAGGGAATGCCTGGAGAGCCTGGAGAGGATGGTAGGACAACCTATTTGCATATCAAGTATTCCGACAATGGAGGACTGTCTTTCACTGCAAACAACGGTGAGGATCCAGGAGACTATATAGGTCAGTACACCGACTTTGAGCAGATGGATAGTGACAACCCAGAGGATTACACCTGGAGCAGAATTAAGGGAGAGAGCGGTACCGCTGGCTCTGATGGTTCTGTAGGTGAATACTACGAATACCGCTATGCAAAGAACGGATCTACTACAGCTCCTCCTCTTTTGGATGCAAACAGCCCTAACCCTCCTGGGTGGAGTACTCAAATGCCCTCTGTAGAAGCTCTGGAATATGTCTGGTGCATTATGGCTAAAAAGAGTGGTTTGGTGGATAAGACAAAGATCAATATCCCTGTGACAGATGGCAGCGTTGCTGATGTGTCTGGAAATGGATATAACGGTGTCCTGTCAAATGGTGCTTCTGTTATCCAGGATGGTACTCGCTATGCTATGAATCTTAGTGAGAATGGAGAGTGTTCTATTCCATACGATTTGCCTTTCGGGGAGAGTTTCACGCTCTGCTTCTGGATCAAAGTTGCCCAGAGTGAAATAAAGTGGATGCTAAATGCCTACAATGGCAGGGACTATGTGGAGAAAACGATCCCTTGCACGGCAAATACTTGGTTTCACCTGGCTTTCCGCTTCAATGATAGGACTGTTACGGTGTTCAAGAATGGCACCGTACTCCATAGTGGAAGCGTAAGCGATCAAGTAGTTGGCTTTGCCATCTATGATGACAATATGTTTGGCTCAAAGGTGTACTTCGATGAGGTAAGGCTTCTGAATACTGCCATACCTGTTTCAGATGTCGAGAAGATTATGAACGGCACGGTTGATGAGCTGATCCAGAAATGGAGCACTCCTATCCGTGTGAATCCTTACGATGGCAAGAACGGAGCGGACGGTGTAAGCGTGGAAGCGGTTGATGTGGAGTATGCCAAAAGTGCATCCAATACAACCGCCCCTACTACAGGCTGGCAGACAACCGCCCCAACGTGGGAGGACGGAAAGTATATCTGGAGTAGAACAAAGATATTATACTCTGATGGTACCACAAGCTACACAAAGGCTGCTTGTATCACTGGTGGAGTTGGTGCTAACGGTGTTGGCGTAAGCTCAATGGTTGAGCAATACTACCAATCAAGTTCAGCAACCTCTCTGCTTAACGGATCCTGGAGCACGACACGCCCAAATTGGAGAAACGGCTGGTATATCTGGACGAGAACGGTAATAACATATACCAATGGGACTGCAACGACAACTGCTGCTATATGTGTTACTGGAGAGAAAGGAGCGGACGGAGAAAAGGGTGATACTGGAGAGAAAGGAGAAAAGGGAGACAGTCCTGTTCTCGTGTTCCGTGGTGATTATGACAGCGCAAAAACCTATTATGGCGATAAGAATAGGCTGGATGCTGTAAAATACAACAGCCTGTATTATATCGCTCGTATAGATGCTGGTACATTCTCTAATGTTCTTCCTACTAATACACGTAAGTGGAATAGCTTTGGTGCCCAGTTTGAGACTGTAGCAACACAGTTGCTGCTTGCTGAGAATGCTAATATAGCTGGTTGGATATTCAGAAATGGGAGGCTTGAAAGTGAAGCAAAAACAAAAAGCGGAGAGCCTATGATGTACCTTGATGGAACTAAAGGAGAAGCAAGGCTTAATGGAATTATCCAGATGTCCTGTTCATATTCTGGAAACATATCCGATAGCAACCTTTTCTACCTACCATCACAAACATCACAAAAAAAATTAAGTATGGGGCACGAGAGGGAGGATATTGGCAAGGTCGTGCGTTTATTCCACTCTGGTAAAATTGGCTCAGCAGACTATCTTATTTATTGTGCAACTTTCGGAATATCAATGAACTTTACAGATGCAACTCTTGGAGGTTTTTACGCTACGCTGAGACCGCAGGAATGCGTGGAGCTTACCTGTTTCAAACTACCTCCTGGTAGTTTTGAAGTAAAAGGATCTTGGCAGATAACAGGTCGTTTTGGATTTGAGCAATTCAGACACGATACATCAAAATATGGTAGGCACCCGATGATGATTGCGATGGGTGTAATGCACGGAGGTTCCAACCAGGCTAATTGCTATCTGTCTGGTAAATGGTATGATGGCAGAAGCTTAAGTAGCGTGATGGGCATTACAAGATCTGGAGTGGGCTACTATACCATCAATATGAAGTCTGGATTACTCCCAGAGGGATATATGGTGTTTGCTACTGGGACAGGAACAAACGAAATGAAGCCAACTGTTCAAATGAATAGTACATCATCATTCGTTATCTACATATCGGATGATGAATCCAGAAATGATGGCTCTTGCGTGTTTATGATTATGGATCCTAATTGGTGGTATCAAAGTGAATAAAAATGTGCTTATGAAATGGATTAAGGAAAGCAACAGAATGAAGCACTTTGGGTATGCGATTCCGTGTGCCCTGGTGCTTACCATACTCTTTGTAGCAGGGCTGGCTGCTGGAATGGAGTTCAAAGATCGCTCGTATTGTGGTAAGTGGGATTGGCTGGATCTGCTTGCTACCTTGCTGGGTGGTTTGGTCGGGCAAATCGCTCAATGTGTGATTGTCTGGCTGGCAATTAAGGGATGTGCATAGCATTTTTGATGGATAAAACATAAGAAATCAGAGGGTGCACCATTTCTTTTGCCTTAAAATGTGTCTGGTAAACACATTTATTAGTATATTTGCAGTAAATTTACTCGGTTAATTATGGAAGCAATGCAAGAGTTACGGATTTTGTCTAAGGGGAGGATAACAGACCTCTCCAAAGGATTCTCACTCGGAGGTAGTTCTTTCTCTATTTTCGTGAGAACTAAAAGCGTAACGATGGAAACAAATGTGCTGGTGAAATGCCAGCTTATTTGCGACAAATCGGAGAGTGATTTTCCAGTGCCTATTGGGGACTGGACACCAGGAGCAATCGTTAAGATCTCCCCTAACGGTATAAGCCTGGATGATTACGATGTTTTCTGGGGAGCAGGAGAAACAATCAAATAACATACAACAATGGGATTACTTTTAGGTAGTGGCACGACAAAGCCACAGTACCCATACGATCAGTGGTATGGAGTACAAGGTGATTTCACCAGCAAGGATAAAAACCTTGTGAGAGTGGGCAACCTGGATCTACACCGCACTCTTCCCGTACAGGCTAAGTTGAGGCGTTTTGTAGAGAACACGGATGGCTCGGTGAAATACTACCTCCATCAGAACGACAGCCGTAAAAAGGATAGTGGTGCTGTAGCCACTATTGACAGCACGGATGGAAATGTGATGTTGGAGAAACCAGAGTATTATCTGAGAATTGAGATTGAGGGTACAAAGTGGATCTATGCCATTTCTGAATATCCTCTGCCTGGATTCGTAAAGATGAGTAGAAAATCTATCTCTCCGTGGTTCGGCACCATAGACCTTACCAACAACCAGGCTGTTTCTGGATGCTGGCTTACCTGGGATGGTAACGAGATCGCAAGGGATAGCAACGGCTTTGTGATTCTGAAAGAGAACGCTGCTCAGTTCAGAGGCGGTAGTGGTAGCTCTGATGCTGCTAAGGATGGCACATATAACTCTATGCTTGGTATGCCTCGTACCTCAGTTTCAAAGGCAACTGTCAGACCTCTCTGTAAGAACGGTACCCACATTGGAACATACAGAGCTTACAATGAAATTGCCTGGTTGCAGAGGATTGAGTATGCTAACAGAAACTGCCAAGAGGCTTACACAGCAACACTTACCGCTGATGGATTCCACCAGGGAGGACTTGGTTCTGGACCAGCGGTAGCAAGTAGTGAGTGGAATACCTGGGGAGGTTATATGCCGTTTGTTCCTTGTGGAGTGACTGCAACACTGGGTAACAACACAGGTAGAGTTTCATACACCATCAAGGGATGGACTGGAGGCGATAAGGTCGTACAGGTAACATCTTACCGTGGTTTGGAGGTACCTTTTGAATACTTATGGTTGCTTGCCGATGATGTGCTCATCTGGCACCAGACGGACAAATCAACAGCTTATGTATGTGAGGATCCTACAAAGTTCACCTCTCATTCAGACAGTGCTACGACCGTGCCTAACGGATATGAAGCGATTACAGAGCTACCTCGTACTGATGGCTACATAGATACAGTTGCTTTCTCATCTAAAGGCTACACATTCCCAGATAAGGTTGGTGCTGGTAGTACAACAGGTTTCTGCGATTACTTCTATACTCCTGTAGATGATTCTACACCTGGCTATGGCTGGTTTGGTGCCCTCCTGTCTGCTACTGCGTTTTATGGTGCGACTGCGGGTTTCGGTTATCTGGATACGTCTCATCGCTCCTCGCTTGCGTATGCGTACGTTGGGTTCCGCTTGTGCCGAAATTAGCAGACTGCAAACTTCGGTACACGGAGCGATTTTTTAAGCGTTCTTTAATTTATTGAAATAACAAGGGTGGTGGAGACCAGGGGTGCCCTCCTGTCTGCTAATGCGAATAATGGTGCGAATGCGGGTTTCGGTTATCTGAATACGAATAATCGCTCCTCGAATGCGAATGCGAACATTGGGTTCCGCTTTTACCGTGGTTTCAACTTGAATAATATATAAGACTGTTGGTCGCTACCACCTTACCACACAGGGGCTATCGGTACGCTGATAGCTGGTAAAATAATACGAGTTAGAACGGTGTGAGTAGCATAGTCGAAAGCTCTGTTTTAGACCAACGGCACAACAATAATGGCGTATTCATATACTGATATAAAAGGCATATACTCAGATTATGATGACTGCGGACTTTATTTAGGAGACACTGGCAAGATTGCCGTATCACCAGGAAAGAAGCTGAAAAATGTGTATTTCTTGATTTACGATGTGTCAAACCTGGAGCGTGCCCAGTACAATGCACAGAAAGGCAAAGGAGATCGTGCTGAGATAAGGAATTTCAATGACAACATCCTGGAGAGTATGGATGATTTGTATTGGGATCTCAGAAACGAAACTTACACGCCTGGAGAGTATCGTATTAAGCTGATTAAGGATCCTAAAGAAAGAGTGATTATGATCGCTCCTTTCTATCCAGACAGGATTGTTCACCATTGCATTATCAATGTATTGGGAGGATTCTGGCAGAACCAATTTATCGCCAACACTTACGCCTGTATAAAAGGTAGAGGCATTCACAAGTGTATGGAAGATGTGCATACAGCTCTGGTTCTGGATCGGAAAGGTACAAAGTATTGCCTTAAGATTGATATTAGGAAGTTCTACGACAATGTAGATCACGCTGCTTTGAAGCGGATTGTCCGTTACAAGATTGCGGATGAGCAACTGCTGAGGCTGTTGGATAAGATAATAGATAGCAACGGTAAAGAAAAAGGTTTGCCTATTGGCAACTTTACAAGTCAGTATTTCGCCAACCTCTACCTGGCATATTTCGACCACTGGGTTAAGGAGGAGCTAACGAGATTGGTAAAGGCGAAATTTGGAGTGGGATTCCACTATTTCCGTTATATGGATGATATGGTATTCCTCTGCTCTGATAAGGCTGCATTACATTTCATCCTGGATATGGTTGGTTTGTACCTGGCAACAGAACTGAAAGTAGAGATAAAGCCGAACTGGCAGATTTTCCCTGTCAATGATCGTGGTATTGATTACGTTGGTTTCAAGCAGAATCACTACGGAATCCTGCTAAGGAAAGGTATTCTGATGAGGTTCTACAAGAAGTTCCACCAGGTAAGTAAGAAGTACAAGATCAAAGACAAAACAACGTTAAAACATCTCTTCCCATCTGAATATGGCTGGATAATCAGATGTTCGGAGGAACATAGTAAGTTTATCTTTAATAATTGTATAAACAATGGATGCAAGTGTATTAACTATAGGGCTACTGGCTAAGAATAAGCCAGAAGTTATCGAGGATCTTAACAACGGACAGGGCACATTCCACTACAATCACAACATCAAGGAGGTTTCAGTGGTGAATGATGAAATGGGAGGCTTTGAAGTAGTGGCAGACAATGATCCTAAAGCGAATGGTACGATGTACCAGTATGACAGTGTTAGGGTTGAATACCCTAAGACAGCGGACAACATTTTCAGTACGCTGCTCACTGCAAAATATCCTGCTAAGACTGAAAGCAAGCTGGTGAACGAGTACCAGAGCGCAACGCTCGGCATTATGGCTCCAGATGCCAAAAAGCCTTATGAGGATTTCTTGCGTGATCGTCTGGCTATCCGTGAAATGGTGGATGCTGATTGTGAAACCTATAAGATCCCAACAGATTTATGAGTGAGTATGTAGAGGATTTCGTGGAGGATGAAAGCTCATCCTCCAACGATCTATTTGACTGCGAATTTACCTCGGTGGATGCTGTGATCAACCAGGTTACAGTATTTACTGGAGTAGAGACCAGACAAACAGAGAATGGAGAGCGTACACTGGTTGCCTATGGAGAAGGCTATGGCAGATCTGCTTTCTTTACTGACAGTAAGAAGCTTAAAGATGTGTTTTGTGCTCCTAATAGGCGTTATCCGTTCCGTGCTGTTATCAAGGTGGTACAGTATGGTACTATGTACGGATTCAGAGTATTCAATCCGAACACTGAGATCAGTAAGGAGGATCGTGAAAACTTTGATTTTTACAAACGAACTAAAAATAGGAGAGGTAGATGATGGTAGATGATGCTGTAACTGTAGCTAAAGGAATTAGCGATGTCGGTATGATGGCTATTACCGCAGCCTTTTTCCTTGTATTGTCGGCAATGCTGATGATGGCTTGTTTCAAATGGTTCAAGGCTATCATTAACGGTATGATTTCGGACAATAAGAAACTGATGTCGGAACTGCTGGATGAGACCAAACGTCAGAATGAGCAGCTCGCAGATATATCTGAGGGCTTGAGGTCAGAAACACTGTTGAGGATAAAGAACACCTCAAACGCTTTCTTTGAGCTATCTGTAGAGAGAGTTTGCCGAATCATTAAAAAGGTTAGGGAGGAAAACCACATCATAAATAAGGAGGCTACAATAGCAAAGATCCGTACCCTGGTGTGCAATCTGCACGATGATCGCAATAGTCGGTTTGACTGCTACACATACAGGGGAAAGCGTTTGACTTTCTACACCTCTCCAGAGTGGATAGATTGGGTTGCAGAGGTGATAGAGGGCGAGGTGTATAATGACACCATAAACAATGGCAGGGCATATACAAATGTCTCTGCTGTGTATGATAGGATAAAACTGGACTTTTATCACAGGCTTAATGACGTATAACAATGAAAATCCTTATTGACAACGGACACGGAGAGAATACACCAGGTAAACGCTCTCCAGATGGGAAACTCAGAGAGTATTCTTATACAAGAGAGATCGCTGATCGTGTCGTGCTGGAGCTGACAAAGCGAGGTTATGATGCAGAGCGGATCGTGAAAGAAAATGTAGATGTGCCACTGGTTGAAAGAGTCAGGAGGGTAAACGAAGTTTGCGGTAGGCTGGGTTCCTCAAAGGTTATTCTGGTGTCAATCCACTGCAACGCTGTTGGAAATGGTGGATGGATGAAAGCAAGAGGCTGGAGTGCCTACACGAGTATTGGCAGAACAAAGGCTGACAAGCTGGCTGATCGCCTGTATGAAAGTGCCAGGATGTATTTCACTGGGCAAAGAATCAGAGAGGATAGATCGGATGGTGATCCAGACTGGGAGGAGGGTTTCTATGTCCTCAAAAAGACAAAGTGCCCAGCAGTTCTGACTGAAAATTTCTTCCAGGACAACCAGGAGGATGTTGCCTATCTCCTCTCCAGCGAGGGTAAACAGGCTATCGTGGATGTTCACGTTGAGGGTATAATCAATTACATCAAAGCCAATGAATAAGTACCTTATTATAATATGTGCCGTACTTGGTATAGCTTGTGCAACCCTCTGGGGAGTGAACGGCAGACTGAAAACCGAAAAGGAACGGCTGGCTGGCAATCAACAGGCTCTGCTTGAAAAGGCAGAGTATTACGAGACGGAGGCAGGGAAATCCGCTGCTTCTGTTCAACGCCTCCAGCTCTCCTATTCAGAGTTGGAGGACAACTACAGCCAGGTGTGCAAGGTTGCTTATGAACTAAGAATAAAGCTGAAAAGAATGGAGGCTGCAACAACTACCCAGACAAAGACTGAGGTGGAAGTGGAGACTACAGTCAAGGATAGTGTGGTTCGTAGAGATACGCTACCTCCTTTGAAGCTACAGGCAATAGAATGGAAAGATCCCTGGGTTTCTGTTACAGGAGAGCTGGCAGGAAAGAATCTGAAACTAAATATATCCTCTGTAGATACCCTTACTCAGATTGTTTGGCGAGTTCCAAAGCAGTTCTGGTTCATAAAGTATGGTACCAAAGCCATACGGCAAGAGATTGTGAGTAGCAATCCACACACAAAGATTGTGTACTCCGAATACGTAGAACTGGAGAGTAAATGCCGAAAGAGGCGCAAAAAATAGCTTTCTGTAGATAGGTTTTTATCTATCGGAGCCGTGTCTATTGAGAAATAGGCACGGCTTTCTTTGTGTTTTTGAAAAATAGTAATACCTTTGCACAACCGATCTGAAATATCGGTGTTGCATTAGAGATCCCAGTTTCCCGAAAGGGGGCTGGGATTTCGTAAAAAATGCAATGGTTCTACAATAGTTCTACAAAAACATTGAAAAAGCCTCGATCTGGCTGATAATCAAGAATAGGATAAGAGTTTCCTAAACTTTAAATACAGGTTCGATTCCTGTCGGGGCTAC